GCCAGTCTTTAAGTTCCATTATCTAATAATTTGAATGTCATCATCTTCTGTCCAGAGTTCAACCTTGGTCCTGAACCGACCTTCCTGCTTAAGTTTCTCATATCGCTTGGTTGCTTTTTTCTTCCACCAAGCAATGATGTTCTCTAGATAGAACTTGTCCCAATTAGGACCACGAACCAATTCATCCTGCTCTTCCATAATCACCTCACGGACATTTGAATATCCATAGTCGGAGATGTAGAACCTCTTCTTCTGAGTAAGTCCGAATGCCATATTGATGACATCATTAAACTCTTTCAACTTGTCCTGATCCTGCAGAGAGTTCTTGATAATAGAAATCATCTTGGTCTGCCTCTTCATCTTCTTAGATGATGCCTTGTTATCTGTCAGAGGAGTATTGTTGTTCAGCAAAGTAAATCGGTCATGCAGGCGATGAAAGACCTCTTCATGGAGCAGGGGGAGGAACTTACTCTCCGTAAGACCCTTATACCTCATAAAAGGTTTGAGACCATCATACTGTGAGGCATCTGTAGTAGACCCGTAGAGGGATGTTGTCTCAAAGAGGGCAATGTCCTTCTCAAAGACCTCATTCAGCGTCTCACGGGCATAATGAGAGCAGCACAGGAGTGCAAGCAGTTTGCCACCAAGATAGTTGTATCCAAAGGGTTGTGAAGGGACAATCACAAATCCCATCGCAGCATGACGATTGAATATAGACAGATTAGGTGCCTTACCCAACCACAGGTTCCTGGGTTTTGAGTTGATAGTGGGAGAACCAAAACGAATGAAACCAAGACACTGCTGAGTGTTCTTCTCAAACACCATCCAGCGAAGTTCTCTACCAGGAATATTACTTTCATTATTGTGAGAAGAAACTGCTCTCAACAAATTACCATAATGTTCTTGTGGTACTGACTGTTGAAAGCGAGCACCAACGAACTTAATATCAAACTCCATCTCATTAGGATGAATGTCTTCATTGAAGAACTCATCTTGAAGAGGAGTAAGTTGACTTGTCTGAGAGATGACTTCTTTTTTCACATAACGAAGATAATCCTCAATAGAGGAAAAGTTTTTAAAGTAATCAATAAATTCATTTGCTGCCCATACAGCATCATCTTCAGATACTATCATTCGCCAAAACTTCGGTAAGAGTATTTACACTATCAGACATCACACGATAACCAATTCCAACATAAAGTTGACCTACTACTACAGCAACTGTACAAATACCCCAGAAGACATAGTACATGCTAGACTTCACTTGATGTTTTTTATTTTTCATGATCAATCATATGTAAGTGGTGTACTCATATCCAACATTGGTTTTAGTTTACCAAAGTTGACTGCCTTCTCAGAAAAAGACATTTCAAGTGCTTCAAGGATTGTAATCAAGTTTTCTTCTGGGTTTTCCTTAAACTTCTTAAGGTCCAGTGCAAAGTATTCGGTCTTTTTCATAATCAAATAATCAATTTCTTTTCATCAGGAGTAATCAACTTACTACCATAGACTTCATTATACTTCTTTACGATTCCAGAATCAACCTCAGCAATATACACAATGTGATTCCTAGAAATTGTAATCTCAGGATTGTCTTTATCAACCACAGGAGTCCAAGGAGCAAATCCAACACTTTGTCCTGTTGGAAGTACAACCAGACCATTTTGTACGGTCACAGTTGTTTCATCTTCAGTGAGAAGTTCAGCAACAACTTCTTCACCAGTTACGATACGAAATAGTTTTACATTCATTTGAAATTACACTCACACATTAGTTCGGTCAACGCCGCCAGAAGATTAATTTCTTGATCTGCGACGAACGCAATCTGATACTGATACTTAGCAATAATAAGCACAGCAGCAGGAATGCTATTGTTTTCAAGGGATGCAAGAAGAGCATCATAAACACGACGAAGAAGTACGTCAGAGTCATTGTCCAGGTTACTAACGACCCACTTTCGGACCTCAGTAAAGTTTTTATCTTTGAGAAGTTTAACAAGTTCATTTACAGAAACATCAGAAAAAGTTGCAAGAATACCACTATCAATTTTACCACCAACAGAATAACGTTGGCACTCATTTAAAACACGTCTCCAATCAGGAAAGTGTTTATTAATTAGTTCTGCAAGAACTTTCTTGTCTGCCTGAACTTGTTGTTCCTGTAGGATTTTTTGAAGACGTTCATAAAAACCTGCAGCCAGTTGTGCTTTCTCTTTTCCTTTAATGGAGAAGTCAACGACGGCACAACGGGAGTGGAGGGGTTCAATGATTTTGTTTTTGTAGTTGCAGGTAAAGATGAATCTGCAGTTGTTATAAAACGTCTCAATATTAGCCCGTAGGAGGAGTTGTACGTCATTCCCTGTGTTATCTGCTTCATCAATGATGATGACTTTGTGTTTTGCATCCGAAGAAAGTGATACGGTCGATGCAAAATTCTTTGCTTGGTTCCGTACCGTGTCCAAAAACCGTCCTTCGTCAGATCCGTTGATGACATAAAAGTCTACTCCAAGTTCATTACAAAGTGCCTTTGCCACTGTAGTCTTACCAATACCAGGAGGACCAGCAAGGAGAAGATTTGGAATCTCTCCTTTACTTAGAAAGTCCTTAAATGTCTTTTTGATGTGGTCGGGAAGAATACAGTCATCAATAGTCTTTGGACGGTAAGATTCCACCCAAAGAAAATCAGTATTGTTCATAATAAAATTTATACCCAGTCAGGTTTACGTTCGGGAATACGCAGATAATTATCGCATACCCAAGGTTTAGATGCAATATACATCTTATATTTGTCAAAGATGGATATTGAAGTATCCAACTTAAACTCATCAGGTCCTGCAAACACGAAAGGTGTTGGTCCTTTACCACTACGACCCTGTGGGTCTGCACATGGAAGAATTTCATTCGCAGCCTGGAGAGTATTAAAACAAGTATGCGGTTTACCATACCTCAATGCATACTCATTACACAGAGCAAATCCATGAGCAAGTAACCATCTCCAGTTATTAACAAAAGAGTTTGCCCAGATAGTACATGGGTGATTACGAAAAGCACCCTTCTCAGTAGCATAGGGAGTACCGTCTGCTTTGGGAAGAGTGCCGAATCCATGTCCCCACTTATCAGAGCATACAATAGCAAGCATCTGACAAGTTTCTAGGGGCATTTTAACAATGTGCTTATCTGGAAGTACCTTTGCGCATTTCAAAGGGTCAGGATCAGTAACAAAGATGTTCATTTAAAGAACTGCATAAGATACGCTACACCCCAGTGTAGTTTATCGGCAGGGATGTCGTCAACGTTTTCTTTTAAAATCTTTGCAGCATTCATGATTCTATCAATCCCTACAGCAACAGCAGTTGCCTCAGAAATCTTCATAAACTCTGCAAAGTCTTCATCGTTTCCGTTCTTCACACCACTAACATAATACTCGCGTGCTTCACGAAGAAGTTCTTGTGTCTCAGGTTCAAATGTAATGGTCTCATCCTTCAGAGGAATCGCCAAGTTTTTTATACAAGACATACTGAACTTCATTGCCTTGCGGGTTTCCTCAATAGGCAGTGCCCAGGGTTCGTTGTCTCGATAAGAATGTTGGATCACACCATTAGTGCATTCCATCACACGGAGAACGGCAATCTTATCCTTCTCAGTGTCAGGTAGATTGCCGTAGATTTCTTTCCAGTCTTTCATGATAAAAGTTTACTAAAGCTAATTGCTAGAAGAAATCCTAGCATGATTACAATGTCCCATGATTTTGTTTTCACAAAAAATGGAATTGAGATTGTGTCTGCAATCACGTTCATAATGACCCCAGCGGTCAAATTAACATGAAGAACAACGAAATAGGCAGCAATAACCATGATACTGCCTATAACTCTCATTACAGTGAATGTTTTCATCCAAAAGTCGAATCAGGTTCCAAAGCAATATAATAGGTCAAATCGTGATTTTTGCTTGTGAAGCGAGACAGAAGTTTTTGTGAAACAACAACCTCGTAGGTTCCAGGAAGAACTTTGATATTCTCTACTTTAAAGTTGAATGAAAACTCAATATCGGTCTCACCAACAACAACAGCAAAGTCATTAGAAGTATCATTCTTCTTATCACGAACAACCAGTTTGATTACACCGTTCTCACCAACAGCAGAAATGTCGGGGAGTTGATAAACTGCTGCTGCCTTGAGAAGTTTATCAAGTTGTTCAGTGCTGACCTCAAAGCAAACATCTTCACTCGGAAGTGTAATTGCTTTGTCTGGAGGAGTTACAATTACATTAGGGTCGGCAAAGAAATACTTAGACCGAGACCTGCCCTCCTTAATAACAACATAACCATCGTTATTAAAATCAAGTTCTGGACTTGCATGAAGACTCAAACCATTCAAGAACTGATTCAAGTCATAGATACCAAAGTCTTTAGAAAAATCTTCGGTGACTGTTGCCTCAGCAAGAATATTTTTCATCACACTAATTGTGCGAAGTTTGTTACCTTCCTTAAAAAGAATGGATTGGTTGATAGAAGAAAAGTTCTTCAATACCGAAAGAGTTTTATCAGAGAGTTTCATAGGGTTACGGATTTTCATCACTGAGGGTAAGTTTCACGTTTTGCATTCTTGTCATTGAAATGCATCAGAAGAACAGCATAATGCAGAATCTTCATAATATCACGTCGTGCAGTGCCTTTCTTATCATAACGAGAGGCATACTTGAGAATATTGCTGCGGCAGAATGCTTCACCATCACCACACGCTTCAATCAAATCAAGTGTTTGTACTTTATCATCACCAGCAGAATAATGCTGATTGTATGTTGCAGAAATATAATCGGTCAGTTCTTTAAGAATACGTTCTTCACTATACTTAAATCGATTAGGATTGTTGCTAGTAGTCATATCAAAGTTAAAGGAAATGTGATCTTCATCCGATCCCATCATAAAACTATCGTAGGGGACAGATTGTGCGGCACCAAAAGTAATTGTATCGTCATTTTCTGTGCCAGTTATAATAGTATCATTCATACCAACAGAGAGTGATTGGTTTCTATCTTGGTCATAGTAATTCTCTGCATGTTTGTAATCATCCATTTTTAATTCATCATAAAGTAAACTCCAACCATTAGTCATTATATCAGGCAACCTCCTCATCGTCAACAGGCATTTGGAAATCAGCATCAACCTTGTCATACAGTTCAATGAATGCCTGCTTGGTTTCATCATCAAATCGGGCAGTACAAACATCAATTGCCTTTGCCTTGTTTTCAAAGATGTTGTATGCCTTGACAATATGAACCAAACGACGAGTGCTGATGATTTCGTCGATACCACCATCATAGAAGGTCTTGCGGATAATATCTGCCCAGTCAGCAAGACGCTTACAGAAGTCAGCATCATCACAGAGTTTGTTGAGAATCTTCTGTTCAATGGCAGAGGTCGGATACTCCTGCTCAAAGGTTACAGGGAATCGCTCAAGGAAGGCTTCATTGAGCACGTTAGTTCCAATGAATCGTCCATCGTCTGAACCTTTACCTTTAGTGTTTGCGGTTGCGATGACGTTGAAACCTTCACTGGGTCGAACAAACTTTCCGATCTTTTTAAGAAAGACTCCATTTCCTTCAAGGATACTTTGGAGACAGAGAATTTTATTAGAGGCGAGGTCGATTTCGTCAAGGAGCAGGATAGCTCCTCGTTCGAGTGCTTCAATGACTGGGCCATTGTGCCAGACGGTTGCACCATCAACAAGGCGAAAACCGCCAATAAGATCATCTTCATCGGTTTCAATAGTAATGTTTACGCGGATGAGTTCTCGTCCGAGTTGGGCACACGCTTGTTCGACAGAAAACGTTTTGCCATTACCAGAAAGTCCAGTAATGAATGTTGGATAGAATAGACGGGACGAAATAATTTTTTTAACATCACCGAAATTGCCAAACTTGACGAAGGTATCATCTTTTTTAGGGATAAGGTTTTGTTGTACAGAAGGAAGTGCTGCAGGAGAATTATAGGACACCTCAAGTTCTTGGACTGTTTCTTTTGTTACTTCTAGATTCCACTTTCCACGACCAACTTTACAATCAGCAAGTTTGCTAGTAACAGTCTGATATCCATGCCCGTTCATTGCACACCAGGCACGAACATCACCAGAAGTCACAGATTCACCATAGAGTGCTTGGAGAGAAGTTCGGATGTAATCAGCAGTCAGTGCCATTTGTTTTGTTTGAACTGAAGTTATTATAGGGCAAAAAGAAAGGGTCCGAAGACCCCAGTGTTCACTTTCCAGATTGTCCGTACTTGTATCGCATTGCCTGAAGCAGATATGCCTGCGATAAAGATTTAGGTCCCTCTCGCAAAATACTAATAACTTTAGGGTCTTTTTCAGATGCGATAGCAATCTCTTTCCAGTTTTCTTTTGTCATGCAACTAGAGAAATAAATTCACCAAGAACTTTCTTATTTAGTTTCTTAGTTTTGAGACTTTTAACAAATGCAGATTTAATTTTTGCCTTTGTTGCACCCTCATCAACATCAAACTCAGCATCCTGAGACAGTGCAGTACTTGAAATTCCAAAGTATGCATCATATCCAGAATTTTTAATGCAGAATGATTTTAGTTTCTTCCAGTCAGAAAACATTTTTACACGTTCTTTACTATCAAACTCACAGTGTCTACGAATAAAAGATCCTGCATCGCGAGAAGCAACGATACGAATACCAATCAAATTAATAAAAGGGAAATTTTGCTTTAGATTTTCAAGCATCATATCAGTGAATTTATAATATTCATAATCAATTGTGCATGTTGTTCCAAGTTTACGATCACGGAAAAAGGTAGTTCTTGGATTAATACGATTGCGTCCAATATAATTATGTTCGCCATAACTAGAATCAACATGATGGGTCAAGTGATTTGCTTCACCATCAGTCAAGATAATACAGTTGACCTTTTGCAACTTATTTTCACTTTGGAACTTTGGAAGAATCTGATGCAATGCAATAATTGATTCGTTCAGTGGAGTTCCAGAAAGACTAAGTTGATTTGGAATGGAATAAGGAGCACAATTAACATAATAATGTGAGATACGCCAGATGTTTAGCATCTGATGCTCAAGTTCTTTAGTAGAAGTTCTACTAGTGAGAATATTCATCATACTAAAATCATCCTCAACACAAAGCAATCCGTGCCTTTTTTCATAGTGAGGTTTTGGTTCATGTGTAATATATTCTTCTTTTTCATAGTCCCAAACACTAGCAACATTCCACTCAGAACTGAAAGCATAAACCTCAAAAGGAATAGAAACTTTTTTACAGAACCAAATCAAATTATACAGTTGCTTCAGAGTATCCTCCAAAACTGAAGACATAGAACCAGACCAGTCCAGAACAAATACAAGACCATGATTTTTACCGTCAGGAATTACACTGACTTTCTTGAACAGGTCTTCATTGTATTTGTAGGTGTGAAGTTTAGATGTATCAAGA